CTCCCATATTATGGCGGTTTTTACGCGGTCCGCCGCCTCGTCGTAAATTAGAGCCTTACGAGGACTATTGGTGGCCAGGGGTGGAGTCGAGCCACCCTCCACGGATTTTCAGTCCGTTGCTCTCACCCTTTAAGCTACCTGGCCATAATCTAGACCCATTTTTTCACGTGCGTCTGCCGCTGCGCCATCGCCCCATAAATGGTGGGGCGAAGTGGGAGTCGAACCCACAATCTTTCGGGATTTACAGTCCATTTTGTGAATTGCTGTATGAGTCTTGGTGCGAAGTGACGGACTTGAACCGCCGACCCTTTGCTTGTAAGGCAAATGCTCTCCCAGCTGAGCTAACCTCGCATAAATCTGGTGTCCATAAGTATGTCGATAACGCACCGCCAGAAGCACGGCTACATTCTCTATCAATTAAATACTTACGTCATGTATTACTCTCTTGCGTTATTATGCTTTATTTCATCCTGAATCGGCACATCGTTTCGCCGATTGAGGCGTAATACTACCGCCACCCTTCCGCACCTTGTAGCCACAGCCATATCGGGTGGATTCCGTTCTTTCTATAAATATTATATCAGAATTTATGTAAGAAGTCAAATGGTATCCCACCCGAGATTTGAACTCGGAGAAACTAGAACCTTAATCTAGCGTGTATGCCAATTCCACCAGTGGGACATATTGGCGCCCGCGGAAGGATTTGAACCCTCGCGCCGGTTTCCCGACCTCTCGGTTTTCAAGACCGATCTCTTCAGCCAAACTTGAGTACGCGGGCACATGCCCGTTTTCACGGGCAATTACTATCAATGAAAAATATTGAAAATATCATTGAATAGAGTTGGGATGTCACTAACATCCTTGGTAGAGTAATGATAGCTGCCATACTTAGAACAGAAAGCCTCCAGCTCCTTCTTATAGGCAGACTGAGCTTCGTTCATAGCCTTACGCGCGGCTTCAACCTTGTCCGCGGCAGCCTTGCGTTCAGCCGCAATACGCTTCTTTTCATACTCTTCCTTTTCCTGCTTGGCGATTAGTTCGCGTTCAGCAGCTAGACAATCATTAGCATTGTCATAAAACTTCTTAGTTACATCACTGTAGTACTTCATATAAGTTCCTCTCCTTATAAATTTATTATATCAGGTAGGAGTTCCTTTCCTCCTCCTGACATAATAATTATAGCATAGTTTTTATTTAGAGTCAAATAATTAATTAGACAATTTGCCTATTTGATTTTGTAAATTACCTAATATATTTTTAAGAGATTGATAATATTGAATATAAATATCCGGTAAAATTGTTCCTAATGTAGATACTCTACCTTCGGTAGTAGGCATTACAATAGATTTTAATGCTGTAAGTTGAGATTCAGTAAGATTTATTTCAATTGGATTGGCAAGTATATATTTAACTATTGTAGGATGAGCTGTAAACCATGTTTGAAATTCTTCTTTAGTAGTTGCTTGTACAGAATTTCCAAAACATATATGACATACACCATCTTTATCAATACTTACCCCTGGATGTCCGCCATATGTTCCACTACCAGAAGTAGCAATATTTCCTAAAAGACGATTACACAATACTGGTTTTATTGTATCACTGCGACCATTTGTAAGAGCAGGATAGCTTTGACTAATATTTAATCGTTTTATATTATCATTGGTTGTTTGTACAACCGTATAATTATTAAAAGTTCCATCAAGTGTAACAGTTCTAATACATTGAACAAGTTTTTTCCTTTTAAAGTCAATAAAATCAGAGGCATAATTTTCAAAAAAATTACTATTATTAAAGTATTCTGTATTATCACATTGTATACCTGATAAACCATTGGTTATAGGAATATTAATAGTGGTGTTTTCATAAGGCATAAACTTTACATTACTTGATGCCTCACTTACTTGCATCATCATTGGATAGACTACGCAATTATATGTTGTACCTACAGAAACATCACCAGTCATACGAAGACGAAGATAATTGCGTTTTATAGTATTATCTATTTCTTGTTGTTTAGATCCATCATTACCATTAGTCCAAAATTTAGAACTTAAACTTCCAGAATCTGAAGTGCTAGAATACATTTGAATTAAAAGATTTTCAAAGCCTTGCCCACTTCCAAATAAAGCAAATTGATATACCCCTGGAGGAACATTAAGTATACAATTATTATCTACATAATTTTTATGAAATGGGTATCCGGCTACGCCCTGTTCTGTACTACCACCCGCAACAAATCCAGCAATATGAAGTCCGCCATCTGGTAATGGGGTAACACGTACATAGGTATTTACAGCAGAAGGGTTTATAATCACTTCACCGTTTTCGTATTGGAGTAAATTTTTAGAACGAACATTTATTTTAATTGCACCTTCGTCACCAACATTAGTAATTTCTTGTGGACTATAGGGTGACGGTATTCCACCAACATAAGGTTCAAATGATGTGTCACTTTCACTACTTAATGTCAACATAGGATAAATTGTACAATCATAAGTTTTATTTGGGGCAATCATTAATGATACGTAAGAAACTGTTCTGGTATAATCAACTGTGATAGGATTACTGCTAGGTAATTCCATTACCATTCCACCATCCCTTCCACTTATTAGAGTTAATCCTAATTGTAAATTTTCAAACCCTGTGCCATTACCAGTTAATAATAAATTATATTTACCTTCAGGAACATTTAAAATTGAATGATTATTATGAAACCTATAACTAATAGAACTTGTACTTGTGCCTACTATATGTAAACCACCATTATTTTCAACACTAATTGTTACACCAGATTCAGTTTGGGGAAGTGGTGATTCGTATGGCAATAAATTTTTGCCAATATTTTGTATAGATTTACCAAAAATCATCATATCACGTGGTGGTAATGGTAAAGAGTTATCTGTGTAAAAACTTGTTGTAGTTACTGTAGCACCCTTATTACCAACTCTAGAGCCAACATTATCATAAGGATATTCATAATTATACATTGTTCCATCATCTACTGGACTATTATAGATTCCACCATCTATCCATTCACCATTATCATAATAATACCAGTGTCCACTTTCATATCCGCTTTCATTACCAACATATATATACACTTTTTTAGTATCTTGCATATCATTGATAGAATAAGCAGTAGTTGGGGCACCATATAAATTTTTAATAATAGCTATTGTATTATTTAATTGGTCTTGTTTAAAATCTATATCACTTATTAAAGCATTTATTTGTGATAGTTTAGTGTTAACATTTCCAGTAATTTCAGATGTATCCAACAATTTTTGCCATTTTTCATTATTCATGTTCGGAGCTGATTCACCTGGATTAATATCTTGAACAGAAATATATACACTTCCATTAGAAGTAACTACATCTAATTGTTGATAACTATCACTAGAATTCCATTCTCCTTTTGGAGTCATTGCGATTTTACCTAGAGGTTGATATGCCATATATTATACCTCCTTCCATCCAGCGGGATAAGTTGATGGTGACCAAATATTATTTGCAATAACACACTCATAAACTTTACCTTCAAACATTACTTTGTCACCAATTTGATAGGCATTTGTACTATCTGGCTGTTCCCATTCTGGTATAACTTCTGGATCTGGAATTAAAACTTTTGCCCAAAGACTTGGAGCCGCGATTGGACTCCAAGTTGGTTGAGCAATATGGTCTTGTAGACACTTATAAAGCACATTTTGTAAACGAACTTTATCGCCTACTTTATATTCAGCGCTGTCGTTCCAGCGTGGAAATAATTGAACTACTTCTAAAGCATCTTCATCATTAAGGCTTAAAGCAGCCTTCTCAATGAAAGGGCGGAGTTTAACCGCTAAATCAACTAAAGTTCCCATTTACTCCACCCCCAATAGTATTTTAGCCGCCTGCAGTTCTTCTTGTAGCGCTTCAATGTCTTGTTGATTTTGAGAAAGCAAAGCAAAATATTCATCTTTATCATATTCAGTAAGTGTATATTGATAGCAATGTTCTATTGTATCTTCTACTTCACGTTCAACTTCTTGAATATTTGTAGCAAGAAAAACTTTAGTTTCTGTAATTTCTATAGATTCGGGTCTAATAAAAGAATAAGTAGGATTATAAATCTTCATTTTTATCACCTACCATTTGTTAATTGCCATAAATTATAGCTATTAGTTTCAATTGTAGAACCTGCGGTTGGAATATACATAATACGAGCAGAATCACTACGATAATGATAATTATCTAAAGCAATATTAAAGCCATAATAGAATAAACCACTATTATCTTGAGAATTACATAATCCTCCAGCAAGACCACTCATAACTCCTGCCGCTGTAGTGGAATGAACATAATCTCCAACAGGTAAAGCATTTGTAGCTGTGCCACCTATTTCTATTGGTAAATATACCCAATCAAAAAATTCGTCATATCCAAAAGCGTTTATCCAACCGGTAGTAGTTGGAACAATAAAATCTATATTATCATCATAATAAGAGACAATGCCTTGTTCAAATTTTACTCCGCCAATAAAACGCCAGATATTTCCATAAGGATTTTCAACTCCACGATAAGAAATAGCGCATTTACCACTTGTATTATAAGTATTTGTAACACCATTTATAATTTGAATTGTTTCTTCAGCTTGGCCAGAAGTATTACCTAAAGCATGGGTTGAACCAGAGTTACAAGAAATATTACTAGAAGAAGATGAAGAAATTTGTGTAATGCCAGGGTTAAAAACGTTTTGAATGTTTAAAGAACCATATTCAATTGCCATTAGCATTTGATGTAATGATTCAAAACGTAAATCGGTAATAGACCATCCAACTCCATTATTTTCTGCCATTTGTTCTGCGGCAGCATAAGTAAAGTTTTGTGTTTCGCCGCTAATAGGTTTAGTATTTACAATAGATACTAATTTGTCTGTTTCAAAATTAATATTTTGTGCATCATCTTTTTCAAATTCTCCAGATGCACGTAATGTACCAGATTCATAAGCAGGAAGTAATACATATTTTACTGTTTCATTATCTTTGTCTTTAAAAATAGGATGTATTTTAAATCCTGCATATTTTTTATCTGAAATAAATATTTGTTCTTTATCAATTTTTATACCGTTAGTGGTTTTAGTAGTAGATATAGGCACACGTAAATAATAAACTGGAGGTTGATAAACCATAATACGTTTATTTTCTACTGCTTCTAAAGTATCGTTATCACTTAAAAAGCGTTCAATGCTTCCATCTTCATTAACTATACAACGCTTGCGGCCGCCTAACATAGTATACGCATCAAAATCAGTTCCATTAGTTTTACCTATTGCTCCTTGTAAGCGTTTAAAACTACGATTAACATAATCAATTTCAAGTCCTATAATATCTTCATTATGATATGTGCCACTAATAATTTGCGTTGTAATAATATCTGCTTCAGTTATTGTGCTGGGAGTAATATTACCATTTTCGTCTACTATAACAATAGACCCCTCATCTTCTGCTGAAATATTACCAGAGATATTACCAGAACCAGAACCTCCACCAGATGGAATATTGTTAATTTTATTTTCTAATTCTGTTTTTTGATTTTGTAAGGCTTGTGTAATAGCCTTTTGAGTCATACTACCGTCTTCATTTAAGCCAGTAGTAAAGTAATTTTTCATTACTTCATAAGCCTGTAAAATACCCTTTTTTCGCGTGCGAACTTTTTTGATTTTTGCCGAAGAAGTATTATCATCTATTACATCTACTTCTGAAACTCCATCTGTTTCAATAGAAGACACGGCTTCTTGAACTTTGGATTCAATTGCCGTATCAATATCATTTTCTAATAAATCAAAAGCTTCTGCGGCTTCTTGCGCGCGGGTATTAGCTTCCTCTGCGGCATCAAGTGCTTCTTGTGCTTGGTCTATTTTTGCCGCGACTTCATTTGCTTTTGCCATTGCTTCATTTGCTTGGCGAGTTAATTTTTCTGTTTCTCCTGTGAAGGATTTCTTTTTGGCTATAATAATATCTAAAATATCCATAGATAAATCCTCCTTATACTAAATTCCATTCCTTATTGCTGCCAGCAATATAAACATCTAATCCTCCGCTTTCGCCGCTTACAACAATACAGACAGAACCAAGAGTAATGTATTTTGGATCTATATTATCCATGTCTTGTATTGTGTCACAATAATGCTCATAAGTGATTACATTGTCTTGTGAGCCATGCTTGGTCATAATATTCATTCTATAACCCCCTTTATTCGCCTTCCCCAAGAAAAGCGTTTATTATAATATCCTTCTAATAAGGTAGATATTACCACTTTATGTTTGCCAGAAGAACAATGAATAAATTCTCCATTACCAATATAAATACCGGCGTGGTCGCATAAATCTCTATCATTACGGGTATTAAAATATACGGTATCGCCAGGCCGCAAGTCTTCTATTTTTTCTATTTTTTGGTATTCTTCATTATAACCTTGTTGTTTTGCTGTTCGGGGAAGTTCAATATCGTAAATAGTTTTATAGCAATAAAAAACAAAACCAGAACAATCAAAAGCATTGGGTCCTTCGGCACCATACCGATAGGGTTTATCTAAATGAAGAGTCGCTTTATTAACTATTTCTTCGGCGTATCCTATTGTTATAAAGAATAATAGAATTGCCGCGAGAAAAGCGATAAGTGCTTTTTTCATTTATATCACCTCAAATAGAGAAGTGAGAATGCTATATAATTGTTCTGGTTTTTAGTGCTTATTCAGTAATTAGTTGCCAACCGGCTGGATAGGCTTCTGGTGACCAAGTATTATTATCAATTAATGATTCGTATATATCACCATTGTATAATACGCGGTCTCCTGTCATATAAGGATTATTTGAATCTGGCTGCGTCCATTCGGCAATGGTTGGTTCTTGTTGTGCTTCAGAATCAGAAACCCAAGGGGCATTCACTGTGCCAGGCTCCCAAACATTATTATCCGCGGTTGAAGTCCAAATTTCTCCGTTGTGGCGAACACGAGCTCCCGTGGCGTAACCGTTTGTAGAATCTGGTTGAATCCAATCATAGATAATGGTTGGGTCTGGATTTAATAGAATTGCGAATAAGCTTGGTGCGGCGTCTGGCGTCCAAGTATCTTGAGAAGTATGAGCAGTAAGAACTTTATATAAACCTTGACGATAACGAAGACGATCGTTTACTGCGTAATTTACACCAGACTTCCATTCTTTGAAGAGGATTGGATATTCTGCGGCGGCCTCATCAGAAAGTGTGGCTGCTACTGCGTTTAAAGAAGTGCGAAGTTCTTCAACTTCAGAGGTTGTATTTACGCCAAGTTCTTCATAAATTTCTTCTGCTTCAGTGCGAGAATAGATAACGCCTTTTTCTACATATAAATTAAAGTATTCCAAGGCTTCTTGGATGCTATCAGTTGGAGTGTAACCTTCTGTTGGTTGGTCTCCGCCAAATGCGACTAATAGACCAGCACGATTATTAGAATAAGTTTCTTTCATGAATCCCATAGTAGATTCCTCCTTTCATATTAAATTGGTTTTAACCAAATCATCCCTTCTGTGGGTGATGATGGGGTATCGGTGGAGTAGACTATTCCTAAAGCTGTGAGGAAATTTTCTGGTTGAGAAATAATATAATTTACTGTATTATCTTTTGGAGTTTGAATTGTGATTCCTAGATAATCTCCCCAGCTACTAGTGGAACTATTATAATTTCTAGATTGTAAAGCCAAAGAAGTATTACCATTTGTAAAAGCATTTTGTCTTATTCTAGCAATACCATTATCTCCGCTATCACCTATATATGCTACATTATAGCTTACTGTTGTGCCGCCATTGTCGGCGGCACTACAAGTTGCGGTAGAATCAAATGCCATTATACCATTTAATATAATTTGTCCAGAACTAGTTCTGTATACCAGCCATTTTCCACTTGTTGTAGATGTTCCAGATCCTCCGTATCCAGTGCTCCATATTCCTTGAGAACCACTTGTATTAAAAGCTAATGTTATGGTCTGATTAGGTACTGTAGTTTGAGTAACGTTAATACCGCTGTTTCCGCTTACTCTACTAACAGTTAAATTACCGCCCATTACACCACCACTAATATAAGGAACTACATTAGTACCATTATGACAAAAGACCGGATGATAAGCATTTAAATAGATATTAGATGCACTATAAGCAAGTCCTAAATAAATATAAATTTTTCCATCATTTGTTGTTGGTAGTGTTTGTGTCCACCATTGTGTACTATCTAATTTAAAAGTGGCTCCATCGGCATTAGGTATACCTACTAAATAAATTGGTTTTTGATAAGATAAACTTACATCAGCTGCAGTTGTACCTATACTATATCTTAAGTTCATGCCTATAGCAGAATAAGCTGTAAAGGCGCCAGTTCCTCCTGGAGCTGCGTAAACATTTGCAGATGGATATAATATAGAAGAATCAATTAAGAAATTAGCGGTTGATGCTACTTTTGCAGATGCAGTACCTTGATCTGCTGCGGTTGAACCTGAAACTGCTGAAATTGCTGACCATTTTTGATTTGGTGTCATCATTAATAAGCAATATCTATGATAGCCTAAACCGCCATTAGCACTTGTTTCTAAATCTGTATTAGCACTGCTTGTACTGCTAATTAATTGTGATAAATCATATGTAGTATTACACCAATACTGACGGAACCAACTAGCACCATCGTATATAAACATTACAATGGCTCCAGCAATCCAACCGTTTGTGGTTGTACCTGATGACATTGTAGAAGTACCATATTGATATAAGGTTTTTGCTCCAGTTCCGGCTACATTTAAGGTCATTGGAGTAGCCGCAGATGCATAAGTAAATTTTACTACCACCATAGTTCCTGCGGCTAATGTAAAATTATTTCCATTAACAAGAGTTACTACTTTTGCTTGTGTGGCGGCTGCAGTGCCACATGTACCATAATACACCCCATTGATCGCGGGTGCTACATCATTTAAGTCACCCCAATAAGCGCTTGTACCATTTGTGCGTAAAATTTGTCCATTACTTCCAGCACCATATGTGCTTCCACTACTAACTGTAGGCGCCTTTAAAATTTGAAATTGTGCAGTTGTGCTGTATAAAGTATCGGTTGCCCGTAGGCTTCCGCTAACGACTGTATCTTTAAGTGCTGCCATAACGAGCCTCCTTTTAAATTTCTAGAAATTCATTTGCTTCTGTAATTTTATTTTTATAAAAAGAAGCTTTTTGATTTTCTCTAAAATTACCTTTGAATGAATTTTTATTTAAAGAAATGTTTCCATTTAAAAGAATTGTTGGATAAAATGTGAAATTATTAAATGTAACGTTTGGCCTAATTAGTAATCTAATCCAATTATATTTATAAGTATCATCTATTGTTACGGTAGTAGTAGTAGAATTACCAGATTGTATCCAAGTATATGTATTTCCAGTGACATTAGAGCCAATTAGTTGTATATCTATTTTAGGATGACCAGTATACATTGTATATATTCCATTAGGAATGTGTTTAATTGAATCATTTCCATTATAAGATGAAGTAATTGTAGAATCATAAAAATTCCAGATAAGAATAAAATTAGATGAATTGGTGTTGGTACCATTTAAAGTCATAGAGCCGTCAGAATTAAAAGTCCAATTAATGCCATTTGTAGTTCCTGATTTATTAAGCCAATTTTCTCCAATTTCAACATAATTTTTACTTAATTCTTCCATTTCAAAGGTATGTAAATTTTGAGAATTATCAACTCTCATACCCATATTATACAATAATTTTATATCATTGTCAAGTAATGCGGTAGCATAGATTCTCATATCACTTATTCCGCCAATCCAAAATTGACTAGTTTCATCTAATGCGAATAGATAATGTCCTGTTTTGGCTTTTATAAATTGTCCTGTGGAGGTACGATCGCTGGTACCAATAAGTTCTCCATTTGTATATTGTTTTAAAATTCCATCTTTAAATGTTAATGCAAGATGAATCCAGGTATCATAAGGCATTGCATCATTTGGTGGTATCCAACTATTAGACGACCCAGTATTATTAGATGTATAATGTAACCACGTAATATAGGGTCTAAAATTTATATTATTATAATCTGTTAATCTTATTTTAAATATACCGTTATAAATTACTCTATCTGTAACATCAGTATATTCTCTTTTTATCCATGCTGACCAAGTTAATTCTGGTATTAAAACATTGGATTGAAATATATCATCTGTGGAGCTTGCGGTGGTTCCATTTAAAAAAATTGTCTTATCATAGCGTGGGGTATTACTTGTAGCAGCAAGAACTGATGGAGTGGTAGCAAAATGATTATAACCGCTAGAGTCTTCAATTTGTGTATGATATAATACCTTATGTAATGGTTCACTTTCATATGGTATCCAAGGGGTGGCTGTGTCTCCTTCTTCTAACTTATAACCGCAAAGAAGAACAGTCCCAACGCTTCTTAAACCGCCGCAATATATGCGAGTTAAACCATCAGGAGCAGTATCACTGGTTGGAGTAAAGGTCCAACTATATTGATGCCATTCATTATCATTCGTGAGGGTTACATTAGTATTAGCATACGTTCCACTTCCAATTTCAAAACATATACGTAAATTTGTTCCTGAAACAACTTTAGCATAACAACTCATTGTATAAGTGTTGCCTATTGTTAAAGCAATAGTCCCACCACTATACCAAACCATTGAATGGAAGTTTGCTTCACTGGTGCGGGTATGTCGCACCATATATTGTAATCCTGGTGCGGGTGGGTCTTCTATTGGTTCAAATGTATTCGTATAATTAGTTCCACCAGCACCTTCCCAATATCTATTATAATTTCCATATACTTTAGTAAGAGAAGGAGCATCACTATCAGGCAATAAATTAGGATTAGGATTTGCATCATCCAACTTATAATGCACAATTAATCCCATTGAAATCTCATGAACTTCCGCGGCAGAAAGGCAGTGGTCATAGATTCTGAAGTCATTTATTTTTGCTGCACAGTATCCTGTTTTACTATACCTGCATCCTAACGTAAAATTACATTCTCCGCCTTCAAAGCCTTTAGCCGAAGTAGTAGCAATTAATTGACCATTTACATATAACTTGCCAGAAGTGCTATCATGTGTTACACATATATGATACCATGTATTTGCTACCCAATTATAAGTTATTTCAGGAAAAGATGAACCACTTCCTCCAATTTGAATCCTATGTGCAGTAACATATATAGGCTGATAGCCTACTCCTGTTTCAGATCGTGCATCACATAAAAAATTGCCTGTAGGTTGAGAAGAAAAATTTGCCCAACAACAAAAACTTATGTTTGTTGTTATTTGATAGGTTCCTGTAATATAATTGCTAGTACCGTTTAAAGAATAGCATTTTCCAATTTTTCCATTATCATCAATCGTTGCACCATTATTAGTAACTTCAATATCACTACACCCTAAATTTCTCAAATCCCCATCAAGGGGGAGCCACACTTTTAAACTCATATTAACTCCCCCTTAAACGAATATAAAATCAAGACTTTCATCTGTGCTATTCCATTGAAGTTCTACGTTGTCTTGTACACGATAAATATTCGCGCGAATGGTGCCAGTAGAAGGTTGAACTGCTATATTATTATTATAATAGACTACATTCGTTAAATTATTGGTCGCTGCACCGGTTGACGAATTAACAGAACCAGAATAAGTAAGTAAAATTTTGTTCCAACTATCAGTAGTAGTTGAATTTTGTGTAACTGCTGTATTTATCCAGGGCACATTAACAAACATTCTACCAGCTTTATCCATTTCAACCGCGTAATATTTTTCCTCGTAAGTAGTAATTTCATTAACTGTAACTGCCGTGGCATTACTACCAGCAGTGGGGCCTGTGCTTGCGACAGTATGGTTATACCAAGGCTTTACAAGTCCTATAGCAGTATTTGTTGCGATTGTATCGGGAATTGTTACCGTTCTATCTGTTCCACTAACTTGACCCGAAGTTGCTTGTAAAATTTGCTGAATAGTAAATGTACTACCAAATCCGGGCGTTTGATTTCCAGTTGGTTTTCCAGTAAAAGATGTATAGGTTTGATGCGCGGTTAATACTTTAGAACCACCAGAATACAAGCATCCATCAGTTCCAACATAAGCGGTATCATGTGAATAAGTTACTGGATTAGCACTTTGTTCTGTAGCACCAATTAAATAAATTTTACTTGAAGTGTCAGTTGAACCAGCAGTATTTTTGGTGTTAGTATCAGACCAAGGAACATTTACAAACATTCTACCATCTTTATCCATTTCAACCGCATAGTATTTCCCAGCATCAGTTGTAATTCCATTTACTGTAATAGCAGTAGAGTTATTACCAGTAGTAGGTCCGCTACTTGCCGCAGAATGATAATACCACGGTTTTACTATACCAGCAACGGTGTTGGTAGCAATACTAATATTAACAGTATCATCAGCTGGCGTTAAATAAAGTTCATTAGCATTAATCTGGTTATTAGCTAATGCGGTATTATATTGTGATTGAGTTAAATAATTTATTTTTAAAGGAGATACATCTGTTGTAGTTGCCATATTATTTACCTCCTTTTATGATAATGCGGCATTGCCATATGCGGTTTGATAAATGCGGCTATAAGCATTTGAATCTCCTGCATATATATGCCAAGTAAAAGTAAGAATAGTATTTGTTGGATCTATATAGTTCATTGCATCTACTGGGAAATAAGAAGCATGAGCACGAACAGAGATACTGCTTACTTGCAAATTAAAATAATCTTTACTTGCATTAGTATAACTTATTGTTGGAGTGTTATTAGAATAAACGCCATAACTGGTAGTGGTTGAATAAGTTCCATCAGTTTTTTTATATAATAAAACTGTCTGACAGGTTATATAGCTACCACCATAACTTTTTGAAGTGTTTAATTCTCCAGTATTAGATATAGTATAATTTTTTCCATATTGATAATCTTTACATATACCAGTTTTTATTCCATGAATTAAACCATTCATTACACTATCAGATTGTGTATATGCATATTCAATTTTCCCTTCTCCTATACAGACATAATCATATAAATCTCTATCAATTATTGTTCCATCATAATCTTCTCCAATTCTAAAAATAGTAATTGAAGTAGAAGGAGAAGTGGTATAAGTGGTGGCTGGCAAAGTTAAAGTTTGAGAAGTAGTAGAAACGGTTAAAGAACTATAATTAGTATCTGACAAAGGGAAACTAAATGTTTTTTCTGCAATTAATTTACTATTTCCCATATATCCTAATTGATTTCCAGGTTGTAATCCTGTTACATCTACTTTATTTGTGCCTAAATATATTGCCATTTAATCACCACCTTATTATTTGTGCAGAAACAGTGCTTACTGTTCCTAAAGTATATGTTATTGCATTATTTGTTACACTCATTCCTGTTACAACATTGCCACTACCACTAGATGTCACGCTTACTGCCGCGGGTAAATCAGCCCAAGTAGGGGCTTTAGCTGAGCCATTTGATTTCAAATATTGCCCTGAAGTACCACTAGAAGTTGGAGCATAAATAGAAATACTCCCTACAACAGCTCCGTTAATATTATATGCAAGTGATGCCCATGAAGGTTCGCCAGAACCATTTGATTTTAAATAATATCCAGAAGTTCCTGGTCCGGTAGGAGCGTAAAAACTTGCGGTAGAACCCCCAGCTGAAGTGCCATTTAATGTAACTTTAGTGCCACCTGCATAAGTACTCGCTTCTGTTACAACGCCAGCACTAGAAATATAAACGGGCTTGGTTGTACTACCAATATCTGCAGAAGGAGCAGCGCTATTTAGTGTTACTAATAAACCAGTTTGATTTGGTAATGTATGCGTATAATCAGTTGTAGTAGATTTACCTACTATAATATGTGATTTAGTCGCCGCAGAATAAATGTTGATTTTTCCTTCAGAGTGGGCGGTTGTACTAGTTACATTTGTTGAATTACCTAAACTTAATACATCATAAGCATTACCATTTGCTGAAGTGGAAGAAGCAGTAGTTAATGTAATAGTACCATTTGTTAAAACTTTGGTACTAGGATTATATGATAAAGTTGTAGCATAGTTTGTTTCATAAGTATTGCCGCTAGTCGGTGAAGCGGCGGTTGTCATTAACAATTTATATGCCGCGCTTGTTGTTGATGAATTTTGTTTGACTTTTTCATCGGTATTATCGCTGCTTGGCAATGAAACTGTGATTGAAGATATACCAGTTACATGCCCTGCTTCATCTATGGTAATTTTAGGTATATTAAAAGTAGAGCCACGAGAGCCAGTTTGATTTGAAGTAGGACCATTATTTGTAATACTAGAAGGTACTAAGTGAGCAATTTTTAATTCATCACTTCCAGCAGTATCACTATTTGTACCAGCAAGAACAACCCACTTATTTGCCGCAGTTAATTTTAGATTTTCGCTATAATTACTGGCAACCACAGCAGTTGTATTTCCAGTTAAAGCAGAAGTTGTTGATGCATTATTAGTAGGCGTAATTTTTCCATATCCAGCATCTCGGCTATTTGTATAACATCCACTTGGAATTGTGCCACTTAACTTAGCTGCATCTAAAGTAGAAGAAGCTGTTAATGGTGTAACTGCACTTCCATAATCAGAAATATGTCCTTGTGCATCTATTTTTATTGGATAGACCGCTAAGGTTGTTTGTGCATTTACAGAATTAGAGTGACTTATTGTGGTACCACTTATTGATAATCCTTTCTCAGCAGTATCTATTTTTCCGCTTACATCGGGAATATCAGAAGTCAAAGCAACTGTACCAGTTTTATTTGGTAAAGTTATAGTTTGATTTGAGGTAGGAGCTCCCGCTTGTAAACCAACATAATACGCAGTAGTTCCATATAATCTAATAACACCTTCTTTCCCGCCTGTAGATGAAGTAGCAGTTGCATTACCTAAATCTAATCTCGCAAGACCTCCAGTAGTATTATCTGCTGATACATATGCCTTGACAGAAGCGTGCTTGCTTAGCCCTCCAGTAGCGGTAGAAGAACTTGTGCTACCGGTTAAATAATAAGTAGTTGCTGCAGTAACAGCAGTATTAGTAACACTTACATCTGTATTACTAACTGTATTTTTAATAGTAATAGTTTTAGTGCTTGTATTATCTTCTAAAGAAATACCCGTTCCTGCTGCTAAAGTAAATTCAGAAGTTGAGGTGCCAGTACCACTTCCACCCGCGGTTAAAGTAGATGTAAATTTGTGGGAACTTAATGCTCCACTTAAACTATAAGTAGTATTAGTGTCGGTATAACAGCTGGTAGGAATTGTTCCTGTTAGCTTAGCAGCATTTAAATCTGAAGCAGCTGTTAATGGAGTAATAGTATTACTTCCTAAAGTAATGACTCCACTTGCTATTTTAGCATCAGTAATACCATAACCGCTAAGTGTGG